GTCTCACCGCATAGCTGCAAGGGGGAGGTTGCCCAATTCCTCCGGACGCACGGTCCTGCTGCCCCGGCGGGGTCACTTTCGTTTTCAACCGTAGTCAATGCGAGCCAGACTCAGGAACAACTCGTGTGTGATAAACACAGGCAACGAATTGACCTCCTTCAAAAGTCTCTCACAATCTTCCACGATTTCAACGGTGACCCCGTACCTTGCGCACATTGAGCCGAGCACAAAACTCCTGTCGACGGACAAACCTGTGGTCATAGGCTTGTACCAACCGTCTTCAGAAGCGCTCAACGTTAGAGATCCCCGCTTCCCATTCCGCTCGAGCATAGAGAGGAAGGGTCCCAGAACAGGGTAATCCCGAGGCAAAGATGGCATAGACCGCGCAATGGCCCATGCTGCTACGCGCACACCGTCCAAAGACTCCTTCTTCTCAGAAAAGAGCCGCGGTTCTCGCATTAGCTTGCCCAGCTTGATGACTTGAGAAGGCAGGGGATACCAGGATACCCCTCCGCCCACGCCCGCCTGCCACCACCCTTTCAAAAAGGTGCACTGACCTGCGTCGTGACGAGCCACCAGCTTCAATTTGAGCCCCAACAGCGTCGCAACATCCTCCGGATTTTTGTTGCGAAGCGCACGCACGTACAGCCAAAAGCAAATGGTGGTAAGACTGTTGTGAGGAGTGGTATAGTCAATGCCAGTCGCCAACTGACTTCCCACCTCACCTCGAATCTTAATTCGCTTTCCGGTCGCCGTATACGGCATGCCGCTCACACTCAACATCAAATCAATAGCAAAATCGGGCAATCCCATCTTCTGCATCAACTTGGCGTGGTGTCTGAGCGCATCGAGCTTCTCCGATTGATCCATCGCACTGAAGTCACCTTCCAAAAGAGGCGTCAAGCGCATCACGCTATCCCGCCAACTCTCGAAGAAGCAACATATGCTGTCATCCCCAGAAGCCGCAATGAAATCTTCATAGCCATACAAATGCTCACCCAGCTTGTCAAGGCTCTCGCCATTGTAGCCGCTCGCATAGTAGACTCTGATTCCATCAAACAACCTCCCATCGAAGATGCAGTGCAGCACGTCGGAGAATCCACGTGCGTCTGGAGAAAACCAAGAATGCAACTCATTGGACAGCAGCGTGATCGCCCGCGGTTTCAGAGTCAACTCACCGTTGATCTCCTTCCACGCAATCGTCTCGTTCCACTTGACCATGATCTTCTTCTTGCTCTTGGAAATGCGGCCCAGCACGACCTCACTCCACGACTCCAGCAGGTTCTTGGCTTTAACGCCGCCAAGCGCCTCCGCGCAGCGCTCCAGAGCCCACGGCTCGTGAACGCCCTCAGGGACCATTCGCCCGACAATGTCGAACACCTCGATCCAAGCCTCCGGCTGCGCTTTGTTCACATCCACATGCAAACGCTGCACAACAGCCGAAAGAAGGTTGACGTCGCTCCGATCCGGTTGGTGAAGCATACCGTTGGTAACAGCGATGACATAGCTACACTTCGTAACCTCGTCTCCCTGCAACAACTCAAATGCTTTCTCCACCGAAACCACGTTTCCATCAACGATGACCTCAATGTCGCCCAGTCCGATTTCGCAGCTCATAGCGTTGACGTTTTCTGCCGGGACACTGGCGCCTGCGGTCAGCACCTCGTATCCAGCTTCTTCAATCGTCTCCGCGACTCGCTCAGCTCGTCGTTCCACCCAGGCGTCAAACGCTCCATGACGCGCCCGTCTTCCGAAGCGATGAACCATATGCGCCAGCATCACAAAGCCGATCACAATGAGTCCACCCCACCACTCCGAATTTACGCTCACCTCCCCACCAGGAGTCAAGATGTGAGCGTGAGCCCTCAAGGAAAGGCTCCATTGCACAACCCCCCAAACAACCAGGCACGCCACCAGCGCCCGCTTATATCTGGAAGGCGGAAGCACAAAAGAAGGGGCTCGCGCTTGAACGATAGCTCCCTCCGCTTCCACGTGGTCACCGCGCAGCGCCCCGTACCGGTGCGCCGTTTGGTTCTTCGTCGAAAACACCACGGCTTGGCCCGTGCCCCAAATCATTTCCTCGATAGCCAACGGAAAGCGCTTCGCCACTTCCCGCATAACCCGATCCTCCATGATAAGAGTCTTCGACATCGCAACGGCCATATCCACATTGTGCCCACCTCCAGTCTTCAACTGATATATGGGTCGCAAGGCCGCGACAGTTGGAGCGTGCACCAGAGTTTTGAACGTATGCTCCGTCCAACCCTCAAACAAACCCGGCCACCAGCTCGCTCCGACGGTAGGAACACCGACGTAACGAGCCAGACCAAAGTAAAGCCCTGGACGAGGAATCTCAACCAGCTCTACTTGGCCCAGTGGCGAAGTCTGCAAGAATACAGGAACAGGAATCACCATCACACTGTCCATCGAAACCTTGACCAAGTCATAAGGTCCGACGCCCTGAATGAAGGTGCACGACAAGCCTCCAACGGCCTTGTTGCGCATCCACTCCATATCATAGTGTGTGGGATAGCCGAACCGCTCCGAGTCCGGCGAAAAAGAAATCAGACCGTCGCTCGACTTGATCCAAACTCCCTCAACTTCCCCCTTGTATCCTGGCACTTGATCACAGCCCGCATGACCCGCAAACATGCGGCACAACACGTAAACATCCCCGGTACGAGAATATCGACAATATCGCGCCACAGCAGCGGCATCCATGGGGCCCCTGGTTCCGTCCCAATAGACGTCCACCATGACCACACAGTCATACAGACCCTCGGGGTTCTCTCGGCGACAGGTCTTACCTGCGTCGCCGGGGAATACCTCGTCGGGCCCGCAACAAACTGTGACTCCCATGCCTGCTTCGCACAAGAGTTTTTCTCCTCCGATTCCAAAGCCGGTCAGCTCGGCCAAGCGGACATCCCGGCCCGCGCCGAATACTGACAACACGCGCGCCTCCTTCAATCCCGCCAAGGCGATCGAATAGGACAACAGCGTTCCGGCCTCTCGGGCAGCGTGGCTCAGCGGATGCGGTACGGCTCTCCGACTGGCGAGACCAACGATTGGCAACTTTCCCTTGGCCCAATCAGCGACGTCGCCCACCTCGCAGGCGACAGTCTTGGATCCAAAGAATTTGCCGAGATCGTTGAAGCTAAGAGGCTGCTGGACAAGAACAGCTTCCTCCTTGGCTTTGGGATTCTCAACCCCAGGCGCCACGGAAGCGGCGCCCGCGTGCATAAACCGGCATTTGGTACCGGACTTACACACACTTCCCGGAACGAAAAACTTGCAAGGTCTCTCTCCGGGCTTTTGGTTCTCGCGTCCTGACGTTTTGCCACGCTCGTGGCCGCCCTGGCGACTTCCTTCGTGTGCGGGAAGGCTTCC